AATTTCTTCAAGTGTGGTCTTCTCATCATCATAATAAATCTTATGGAATATCTCGTAAGGGTTTGGTATAAACTCAAGTTCTCTAGTTTCAGTATCAAATATGTGAAATCCTCTTGGATCTTTGTAGTCTGACCAAGTTATTTGATATGGATTGCCAAGATAATACACAGTACCATTATCAGACTTGTGGTGAAAGTGACCACTAAATGCATACTCAAACTTTTCAAATACCTTGGGTGACAACCCTTCATGATTGATAGCACCAAGATGCATCTCAAACCCTTGTACCTCAAGATGGCCAAATAGAATTTGTGCATCTGTCTTGGCAATTGCATCCAAAGACTGTTGTTTGTTCTCTGGACAAATCCAAGGTTGAAAAAATACCTTTGTACCATCAAAGACAACTTCAGTAGGATCATGATAAATTCTCACCATGCCACCGCCGTCACCTTCATCACCATTCATCATCATCCTGAGACAATCCATACTATTAACTTGATTAGTATTTTTGAAAAAGGTATCATGATTACCGATTATTGCATGAAGACTGATATACTTGTCCCAGCATGTATCAAAAAATATTTCTCTCATCTGATACAGAGTTTTATAGTTGATGAATTTTCTCCTATCAACTATATCGCCCATGTGCACGACTGTTCTAATATCTCTTTCCATTAGAGTAGGAAAGAATATATCCTCATAGAATCTTCTAAAATATTCTGCAAATGCCTGACTATCGTTTCTGGCACCCCAATGTGTGTCTGTAATGATTGCTAGTTTCATACACCCATGAATAGTTCAAGTGAAGTTGTTGGTTTCTTAGTTACTTTCTTTTTCTTTTTGGCGTCCTCAAAATTAGAAATAAAATCGTACATATTTGCTTTCTGGTCTTGAGTCATGGTTTCAAAAACATAGTTCTGTTCTTGGTCATAAGTTGAAGTATCAATATTATCATTAAGTGTAGATTGACTGTCCATAGTTTTATATTTGATGTAAAGCTGTTTCTTTTCTTTTTGTATTCTTCTTACGAAAGCATAGTATATGATCTGTGTAAAATATGCAAATGGATTCTTTGATTTTTCAGGATTGAAGTTACTCATGTATTGGACACAATTTTCTATACCATCAGAAATCATGTCATCTTTAAATGCGTAGTTTATAAAGTTAGGTCTATAAGATAGTCTGTTTGCAATTTTCATAAAACACTCTCCTATGTATTCTGGACACATAGGGTCATCTAAACCTTTGTCTTTTGCTTCTTTTCTTTCTTGTTGATATTTTGTCATCTCTTCAAGAAATCTTTGATTATCTACATAGTGTGCTGCCATAGTTCCCTTTCCGTTACTTAAAAGACTGTAATCATTATATCATGTAGACTATCAAATGTCAAATACTTGACAAACACTTGACATAGTGTTATAATTGTAGTGTCAACGAAAACGAGTTAGATTAGGTCTTGAGTTGTATGTGGTAAGTACTCAAGTTGAATTGCTCTTCTTTGTATATTTTTAATCTTTCCTCAAAATGTTCCAGCGTATAATTTTTCTTTTCTTTGTGTGATATATTATCAGCGATGTCATACAATGTTGCAATTTCTTTTTTATCTGATAGTCTTAAACCTCTACCTATTGACTGTAGGTTTCTTATACGAGATTTAGAAGGACTAGCGAAAATGATGTTGTGAAGATTCCTAATATTGACGCCAACACTGAATACACCATAACTGGCCACGATAATTGCATCTGATTCTGATTCAACGATGTGCCGAATCTGTTCTCTAGTATCTGAGTCTGTTCCTCCATAGACGAAAAAAACTTTTCTTCCATTGGTATTCTCCTTTATCATGTCGTAAAGTATTCTTCCATGTTTCTCTACAAAACGAAATAGAAGCAGTGAATTTCTCTCTAAATTAACTACCAGATTCATTATATAGTTGTTTCTAGCTTCAGAAGTGATCAAATATTCAAGTTCCTCTTGATAACTGATATTCTTCATGTCAAAACAAATAGAATCTGGATGTTTTAGAATAAGAGCATTAATTTTAAATGCAGAGAGATGTTTCTCTTCAATCAAATTCTTCGTTGTTGTTACCCTATGAACTTTTCCAAAAAGCCCTTCTAATACTAGTTTGTGTGTCTGTGTGCCATCAAGTGTACCTGTGGTTCCTATTCTATATTTTGCATTTATACACTTGGTCATTATTGATGTGAGGGATTTGGATTTGAAACCATGGGCTTCATCTCCTATCACTAGTTCATATTGTTCAAAGTATTTCTGAGGCATTTTATATATTGATTGCCAAGTAGAAATTATTACTGGTAATTCTGATCCTTTGTCTCTACCTGCAAAAACAGTATGACAATTGTTGGCAACATCCCAACCATATTCTCTAAAATCATTATACATCTGTGATACCAGAGAGGTGGTTGGAACTAAAATAAGTGTTTTCCTCTTTAGATACCTTACTAATATGTATATGATTAAAGATTTACCCGATGCTGTTGGTGACAGTAATAAAGTTCTATGATTTGATAGTGCATGATTTACCGCATTAAGTTGATAGTATCTAGGTTTTACTGGTATCTTCAACTCATTTATAAAATCTTCACCAATATCAATTTGTTTATTTATGAAATCAGTTTTGAATGTTGTCTTGTAATCTCTGAGATATAAAAATTTACAAAGATGTGGAAGTAGACCATAATATAATTGTCTATTCATAACATTGAAAAGTCTTATCTTGCCATCCCATAGTCTTTTACGAAATGCAGGGATGAATGTATGTCCAGGCACTAAGAACGTAAAATGGTCAGATATTTCTTGTGCAATAGACATCTCAGAATCTACTTTAATGTAGACCTCATTTATCTTCTCAATTGATACCATCCTTAAACTTTATCCAATCTATGGCACTCTTTATCTGAAACCCGCGATTGTTAATCATTCTGATTATTGAATCAAGATAATTTATCTTCTCTTCCATGAGTGCTATTGTTTCTTTGAGTTTTATAATGTCATCGTCAGATTCTACATAAGAATTGACTTCACTCTTCAATACTTTAATGAGAAAAGGTTGCCATTCAAGTCTATCAAGTTCATCTTGAGACATCCGCCCAGAATAATAGTCTGTTTTCATTTTGACTATCTTGGTCAAATTGAGTTGCAGTTTCCTGAGTTTTATCTTCTCATCTATAAAAATTTTTAGATACTTGTCATGAATTTGTGGGATACGAATTGACTCAGTTGCCAGTTCAGTTATATCAATTTCACGATCTCTATTCCATAACTCTTGAATTTCTTCAAGTTTCAAATCACCTCCTATGCATTACGATTTACTGGAGCTCCTTCAAATGATTTGTCGTTCTTCAGTAGGTTTTCAATTTGATACAAATCATAACGAAAAGACACATCTGCAGTTATATATTCTACATCTGTATTTGATGAGTCAAAACTGATTGATGAAAGGTTGAGGGGAAAACAGTTTTGAAATTTAAAATTAATTTGTGGATTCATATTACTTGTTAATACAGTAAGGATTGCATCAGTTTTAAGTTCCATTTTAGTTTCTAATAATTTTCTTCTTTGTTGATCTTCTGGTGTAGGAAAACCAAGAGCAGTAATCCAATCAAAGATAGAAATCCAATTCTTCATATTCTCATCAACTATAAATCTGATAGTCAACTCTTCATAACTCACCTCATTGCCTGGATCTTGTATGTCCACATAGGGTTGTGGTAATACAATAGTGCCGATACTGATGCCTGGGATATTGGCTGCTTGACAGAAATAGGTTACTTCTGGAAAGTTCAACAACTGAAACTTAAAACCGATAGGTGACAGATAGTTGAAATTTGAGGGGAGTGATTGCAGTGCTGACATATATCCTTTCTAGTATATTTAGTAAGGACCAAAAACAAAAAAAGGGAAGCCAGTTTCCCGACTTCCCTTTTCCTAACGATCCCTTGGTGTAGCGAAACCCAAGAGAAATTACATGAGATTGTTTACTCTAACAATTCTGTAGTATACGTTAGTTCCGGCTGTGATAGCACCAGTAAAGACTGTTGATGTGCCTTGGTCTGGTCTAGCAAATGGGTTGTTGATAATACCATATCTGGTCTTAAACCCAATCTTTGGCTGGAAGGAATTTTCACCGACCGCACGAACCATTTGTAATGGAACGTATGGGCAGTAGAACATTCCAGCATCATATGCACTGGAACCTTTGTATCCAACAACAAAGAAGTTAGCAGCAGCAGAACTGAAATATGGATCAACGTAGACTCTATATCTTCCGTTGAGTGTTCCGACAAAGGTACTTCCTGTGTCATCAATTCCTGCTCCGTCCATTACTCCGGCCATAGCAAGAGCAGATGCAACGTCTGAGGATGTGATGATGATGTTACCTTTTCCGCGACGTGTGGCCTTTGCGATAGCATTAGCTTCACGTTCAATCTGGAACATCAAACCTTTGAACTTCTCAACCGACCATCTTCCATTGGAATCTGTGTCAAGGTCAAAAATACCAGCAGTTGTAGTGTTATGTTGTGCACCACTAGCAGCTGCAAAGTAGATGTTATGAACAACTTCACGATTGATCTCAGCAAGAATTTCTTGTGAAAGGATGTTAGCCAACTCGGTTTCGGCATCAAGACCATGAATAGCTTTAAGGTCTTGAGCGAGTTCCATTGAATACTCACCCTTAAGAGCACGTGATTTTGCTGTTACTGTAACCTTATCAACTGAGAAGGCCATTTGTTGGAAGTCTTGTCCGTGTGTACCAGAAATTTGTCCAGCACTTCCAAGTCCCTCAGCATCACCAGTGGCAAGACCAGCTTCTGTAGCAGTTCCACCTCCACCTTGGGCAAAAGCAGTACCAGCTGTTCCAGCTGAAATTCTTGCAGGTGAAGCAGCACCAGAATGTGTAGGATCTACTTCATCGTACATTGTGTCAGCACCATCCTGAGAATCATATTTTGCTCTCATTGCAAAAATAAGTCCAGTTGGTCCTGTCATTGGTTGAACACCACAAATGTCATAAGCAATAAGATTCGGCATTGTACTGCGAATCATAGAAATTAACACAGGATCATTTTTTTGCATATCACCTATGTTATTAGTTGGAGCAGCTTCGGAGAGTACTCCAAAGTTACCCGATTCAGCCTGCTCACGCATGGCATTTTCTTGGTTTTCCAGAAGAACAGCAGTAACTGCTTTTCTATATGGGTCTTTAATCTTAGGCATGTCCTCATGTTCTAAGACAGGCGCCCACTTCTTCTGTAGTCCTTCAGCTAGATACATTTTTATCTCCTAAAGTGGTTGTTAAAAATTACTAATTATTATGTCTCTTCAGTCTTTCAGCATAGAAACTTACTGAAGCGTCAATTTCTTCAACGAGTTCTTCTGACTCATTGTTTTCAACTTCTTCTGTCAATGGCTGTGGTGTGTCCTCAGTCTTTGGGAAGTAGTTTTCTTTTATAACTTCAAGTTTTTCCTTATACTGTTCACTATCTTCATAGTCTACACCTTCGGAAAGTTTTTGAAGTTTTTCTTTTTCAGTATCAGCAAGTTCTTCGGATACTTCTCTCAGAGTGTCTTGTTTTTTATACTCTGCAAGTTCTTTCTTCATCTCTACGCTGTTATTAACTGTTTCGTCAAGTTGCTTCTCCAAGTCCTCAACTTTCTCAAAGAGATCGTCAACCAAGTCAACCTTCTCTTCTGGAATGTCAATATAATGTTCTTGGAAAAGATTCTTCAGACCTGTCATGAAGTCTTCTACGAGCTCAGAACGAATGCCTCTTTCTACTGCAAGTTCATTCTCTTTCATCCACTCTTCTACAACGTAGTTGAGGTATCCGTCAACCTTTTCGGACATATTGGACTTATACTCTTCTCTTGCCTCTTGAATTTCTTTCTTGAATTCTTCTTCAAGAGCTTCAACTCTATCGTTGACTTCACTAATAACTTTTGCAGACACTGCAGCTTCAAAGATTGTGGCTGCTTTTGTCTTGAAATCCTCAGAAAGTTCTTCACCACTCATGATGGCGTCCATGTCTTCCTTAACATCTAAGTTAAGGTCTTCTTTCTTGAGTTTCTTATTTTCCATTTTATAGCCGGCCTTTACCTCTTCTTCATCATCCTCTTCTTCCTCTTCTTCTTCATTCAAAGAAGTGGCACCCATGATTTTTGAGAAAGAATCAGAGAGTTCTGCTTTCTTCATGGAATTGAGTTGATCGTAAATGGCTTTTACCATTCCAGCTTTGGTCTTAGGAGTCTGAAAGGATTCCTCCATTTCTTCTTCCTCATCTTCCTCATCTTCATGAGTAGCCTCAGCCTTGGCTTTACCTTCAGTGATTTCATCGTCTGAAGACTCTACCACAGCATTCTGCTCTTCCAGTTCTTCCTCAGACTGTTGTTCCAAAATTTCTTCAGACATTGAAATTCTCCTTATAAGTTAAAAATATTTACTATTATTATTTATAAAAATATAAACTTTACAATTTATTCATAAAGTCTTCAAAAGCCTTAACAAGTGTCTGTTCCCTGTCCTTTTTGGGGGCTTTCTCTATTTCGTTTTTAATTTCTGAAATTTGTTGCTCTTTCAGAAGTCCATTATCCCATACCCATTCCTTACCTTCCATAATACCTGCAACGAATGCGTCAGGTGCAGATGGATCAGCAACTATGTCGGCTGCAGTGGCTAGATAAAAGTCACCTTGCACCTCTTGAATGCCATCCTTTCTTGGTTTCAATGACCCCATACCTCTTGATGAGACACCCAACTTGGCTCCCTCATCAATCAAACTCTTTACGATTTTGCCGTATGGAGTATCAAGAATTTTTGCTCTTCCCATAAAATTATTGTCAACCTCAACAAGTTCCTCAATCATGTGTGAAACTCTCTCAAGGTTTACAGTTGGACCATCTGGATGCCCCAACTCACCAAAAGCTCTCTTACTTTGAATGAAAGACTCTCCATATCTCTTCACTTCTTTTTGAAGTATTTCTTTAGGATAGATTCTTCCATTTCTGTTTTTGGTTTCAGCCTGCATGAATACACCCTCAATAAAATAGTTCTTAGAACCATCTTTTCCTTCAGTGATGTATTCTATATTACAAGCTTCTTCGCTAATAAGTTTCATTTTACTCTCCACTATAATTCTGGATTTGAGGAAGACATTCTTTCTTTGTAAGCAGCCTTCATTTGTTTTTTTACTTGTGGTCTAAGTTTCTTAGTCCACTTTGAACCCATTTTTTGTACTTTTTTATCAGCCTTAAGTTCTATTTGTTTTTTAAGGCCTGGACTTGCACCAGCATATTGACCTTGTTTATCAACTATTGCCA